AGAAATGCGCCCAGAATATTGTAAATGGGCATAGGAGAAGGTTATGGGAGCAGGAGCATCAATTCAAGCGCCAACATCTGCTGGTAATCCAACAGGTGCAGCAGTGCCAATGGCACAAAATTTGTCTACATTAGGGACTGGTCAAACAAGTAACCCTTTTCAGGCTTCGTCTAATCCTTATGTTCAAGCTGCACAAGCTACCACTTTAGGTAATTTGGCAGGGGCGCAATCAGCTACACAAGCTAACCGCATTAATCAAAATACCCCTTACGGTTCATTAAATTACACCCAAGGCGTAGACCAATACGGAAATCCTACATGGACAGCTAATCAGCAATTAAGCCAGCCATTACAAGATTTAACTAATACTTCATTACAAGGATTGCAACAAAGTTTGCAAAACCCTGCTTATGGTATTAACCCTGGACAAACATATAGCGATGCCATTATGCAACGCTTGCAACCACAATTAGCTCAACAAAAAGAGTCAAACACAGCACAATTAGCTAACCAAGGAATTGTCCCTGGTACACAGGCTTATGACAATGCTATGAGGACTTTCCAGCAAGGTCAAAATGATTTATTGACAAGCGCACAAATTCAAGGCATGAATACAGGTTTGCAAGCACAACAATTGCAAAATACCCAAGCTGCCAACATTAAGTCTTTAGGTACACCTAATTATGTAAACCCATACACTCAAGCTGCTGTTGCTGGGCCTGATTACCTTGGTGCTTACACTACAGGAAATGCTGCCAATATTGCCGCACAAAATGCTGCAAATGCTAAAACTGCTAATTTGCAAAATGGTTTGTTTGGATTAGGTTCAAGCGCTATTTTAGGTGCTGGTGGTCTTGGTAATTTAGGTTCAAGCGTATTAAATGGAGCTACTACATTAGGTGGTTTATTGGGATTAGGCTCTTCTGCTGCCCCAGGATTAGGACAAACTACTAATTGGTTAGGTCAAGTAGTAACAGACCCTACTTATGGACAAGGTGGTAGTGCAATAGATTATGCTAGTCAGTTAGGCGACCCTGGCAATTTGTTAGGCATATAAATGAGCATATTAAGATACTTCAATAAACACGAAGGTTGGTATGACGGCAAGCGCACCCCTTTTGGGGGTGGCGGTGGTAGCTGGAATCCTGTAAATATTGTTTCTGATGCAGTTTCTTCAGTTGGCGATGCTTTAGCTTCTATTGACCCAGGCCCTGCTATTGGAAGTGGATTAGCGTCTGTAGACCAAGCAGTAAATAATGCTATTCCTGGAGGATGGATTACTGTAGCTGGAATTGCTGCAGGTGGCGCTGCCCTTGCCTATGCACCCGAAGTAATGGCTTTATCTGCTTCTGAGGGAATTACACCTGAAGCTGCCGCTATTGCAACTGGTACAGCGCCTATTGATGTTGCTACAGGCGCAACTGTTCCTCTTGACAGTTTAGCTGCTGATGTAGCTGTTTCAGCGCCCGCAACTGTTACTCCTGGGGCAGATGCTATTTTAGCAGCGCCTGATGTTGCGCCTTCTGTAGCCCCTTCAACCGGTGGTTCTTTTGGTTCTATTACAGCCCCCGCTACAGGTTCAGGTGCAATTCCTGGTGCTGGCGCTACAACATTAGGCGGTGGTGGTTTAACTGGCGCTTTACCTGCTGGTGTTGTTGTTGGTGATGGAACACTAGGAACTACAGTTGGTGCTACTTATATGGCGACTGATGCTGGCACATTAGCAACCGATATGTTTGGTAATGCTATTCCAGCTAGTTCTACAGGGGTTGGCGGATTTGCAGCAGATACAGGTCTTTCTGCTTCTGATATTGCTAATAATGCAAAACGATTACAAAGTATTGCCAAATTATTGGGAACAGGTAGTTCTGCTGTGTCTGGAAGGGCTGCACCTACAGCACAACAATGGAATCAACAAGCTACATCAAATCTTGCACAATCTACTCCTCAGCAATTTGGTGGTTTGTATGAAATGAATAAATCCCCATTCACATTTCAAAATCCTTTGGCAAATGCTTTAGCAGGAAATAAACCAGCAACAGGTTTAGATGTTTCTGGTACACCAGGCACAGCTTTAAATACTGGGCAACAAAATCAAATTTATTCTAGTTTATTGAGGTCAGCATAATGGCACTTACAGCAGAACAACAAGCAATGGACTTTAATCCTGAATTACAGGATGTTAGCCGCCAAAGAAAATTGGCTGAACTACTTATGTCCCAAGGTTTAGACCAACCACAAGGTCAAATGATTAGTGGTCATTATGTTGCTCCTTCTTGGGCGCAACAATTAAACCCTTTAGCTAAAATTGTTGCAGGGCAAGCTATTGGTGAACGGTCTGATACTAAACAAGCTCAAATGGCTAGTGCGTTACGCACACAAGGCGATGCTGCTGTGCAAAAAGTAATGGAAACATTTAAACAAAACCCACAATTAGGTGTGCAAGAAGCTGCTAAATTGCAACAATACCCACAAGTTAAAACCTTGTTGCCACAACTTGCAAAAGCGCTTGAAACACCAACTTCTGTACAAGAATACAAATTTGCACAAGAAAATCCTGCATACGCTGGCTATCAAATGGGTCTTAAAAAGGCTACTGCACCAACCATTTATAACCAAGTTGGCGCTAGTCTTGCTGAACAAGCTGGAAAAATGCTTAATGAGTCTAAAGCTACTACTGTTGGTGCGTATAACTCTATAGTTTCAGCCGATAAAATATTAAATTCTACAAATAAAGCATTAACTGGAACTATGGCTAATGCTAGATTAACTGGTTTACAACTTGCCGATACTCTTGGAGTTACAGGAAAAAGCGAAAAAGAAAAACTTGCTGCTACTAGAGAAGTATTGCAAGAAACTGGTAAATTGGCTTTGTCTGCACCTCCAAAAGGTCAAGGACAAGTTTCCAACTACGAGCGTGATTTGTACCAAAGGGCTGCTTCTGGTGATATTAATTTCACACCAACAGAACTTAATATTATTGCAAAAAGAGCTAAAGAAAGTGGTGAATACCAGATTAAACAGCATGAAGAATTATTGCAAAATGCTGCTGACATTAGCCCTGATGCAGCTAAATTGGCTAAATTGTATAAAGTTACGCCTCCGCAAATTATGCAACCTAGTGTTCCAGCAACATCAAATGTTCGTTCTTTAGCTGACCAAATCATTCAAGGTAAATAATGGCTACTGCTGACCAATATGCACAATGGATAGTTGATAATCAGTCCTTAAAGGGTACTGAAAAATTTAACATTGTTGCTCAAGCATATCAAGAAGCTAAGGGTGTAGAACCTGTAGCTGAAGCTAAACCAATAATGCAGGAAAACCCTGTATGGCAATCTACTGGCGGTGGCGCTGCTGTAGGTAAACCAACTCTTATAAATAGAACTAATGTATTACCTGAGCCACGCCCATTAGAATCAGCGTTAGCTGGTGCTACCAAGTCTTTAGTTGATTTGCCTGTAGGCGCAGCGCAATTAGCTACAGGCGGTAATTTAGGCACAAGTCAATTAGCCCAAAATTTAGGCAAACAAAGTGAAGTTTATAGTCAAGCTAACCCAATGTCTTATGGTGCTGGTCGTGTAGTTGGTGCTGTAGGCCCTGCAATAGCTGGCGGTGGTGCTATTGGTGCTATTCCTTCTTTTACCAAAATGGGAAATTTAGGACAAAATTTAGCATTAGGTGCTGCGACTGGGGCTTTAACTCCTGAAGAAACTGGTAAAACTGGCGCAGAATTATATAAAGAACAAGCAAAACAAGGCGCTATTGGTGCTGGAGTTGGTGCTGCATTAAGCCCATTGCAAAAATTAGCTGGTGTATTGCGTGGCCCAGAACAATCAAAGCAAATGGCTGGTGCAGTAGAAAAAGCTAGAGAAGCAGGTTATGTAATGCCTCCTACGCAAGCTAGAGGTGACATTGCTAATCGTCTTATGGAAGGTATTGCTGGCAAAGCATCTACCGCCCAAAATGCCAGCGCAAAGAACCAAGAAGTAACTCATAAATTAGTAGCTAAGTCTTTAGGATTGCCTGAAGATGAGGTTATTCTTCCTGAAGTATTAAAAGATTTAAGAAGTAAAGCTGGAGAAGCATACGCCAAATTAGAAACTATTGGCACTATTACCCCAGGTAAAGAATACACAGAAACTCTTAATAAAATTTCTGGCAAAGCTGTAAAAGCACAAGAAGGCTTCCCTAATGCCCCTGCAAGTCCTATTATTGGATTAGTAGATTCATTAAAGTCTAAGTCTTTTGACGCTTCTTCCGCTATTGCAAAAATTGAAGATTTAAGAAACACCGCAGATAAAGCCTTTTCTTCTGGTGATAAAACATTAGGAAGAGCCGCTAGGGATGCTTCTAATTTGCTTGAAGATACTATTGAAAAGCATTTAGAAAAAACAAAAGCTACTGAATTGCTTAAAGATTTTCGTGATGCAAGACAATTAATTGCTAAATCTTATTCAGTAGAAAAGGCTTTAAACCCTGCTTCTGGTACAGTAGACGCAAGGCAACTAGCTGCTCAATTAAAGCGTGGAAAACCACTTTCTGAGGAACTTAAAACGGTTGCTCAGTTTGCAGGACAATTTCCCAAAGCAGCACAAGTTACCGAAAAAATGGGTAGCTTGCCACAAATTAGCCCTGTAGATATGTTTGCTGGTGGTATAGCCTCACTATTAACCAGTCCTGCTGCTATGGCTGGAGTTGCTGCAAGACCTGCATTAAGGTCTGCTGCATTATCTGGCCCTGTACAGAATAGATTAATACAAAGCGCTAAAATGACACCTGAGCAAGCAACATTAGCTAAGTTATTGGCTATAAAAGCAGGTCAAGGTGCAATAAATAGCGCAGGAAAAGGAAAAGAAAATGAGTAGAAACGGTAGCGGAGTCTATACACTCCCAGCAGGCAACCCAGTAGTCACAGGCACAACTATTACAAGTAGCTGGGCTAACACAACTATGCAAAACATTGCTGATGGCCTTACTCAATCTGTTTCGGCAGACGGACAAACTCCTATGTCAGGAGCATTAAATATGGCAACAAACGACATTAATAATGTTGGTACACTAACAGCCTTAACAGGCATCTTTGGCGGAACATACTAATCATGGCACAGACAGGCTACACACCAATTTCGATTTACTACAGTTCTACTGCTAGTAATACTCCTACGGCTGGTAACTTAGTTGCTGGCGAATTAGCTATAAACACCGCAGACGGAAAATTATTCTACAAAGATTCTGCTGGCGTAGTGCAAGTTATTGGCACTAAAGGTGGCGTAGGTTCTTCCACGACTACTCAAGTCCTCTATAACTCTAGTGGCTTAGTTGTTGGTTCTGCTAACTTAACATTTAACGGCACAACACTTACTACAGCTAATGATGCTTCTATATCAGGTCTTACTGTTGGTAAGGGTGGTGGTGCTGATGGTTCAAGCACAGCAGTAGGTTATCAAGCTCTTGTAAATGGCACTAATCCTACATATAGCACAGTATTTGGTTATCAAGCTGGTGCTGGAATTACTACAGGAACAACGAATACAGCAATAGGTCGTGGTTCACTTTCTAGCGGAACAACTACAGGTTCATCAAATACAGGAATTGGTAATTATTCATTAAACAAACTTTCAACAGGAAATGGAAATTTCGCTGGTGGTGATAGCGCACTTTCAGCAAATACAACTGGTTCTTATAATGTCGGAGTTGGAACTCAATCACTTGCAGCAAACACCACCGCATCTAACAACACAGCAGTAGGCTACCAAGCTGGTTATAGTAATACTACTGGGGCATTTACTACAGCATTAGGTAATCAAGCTGGGTACAGCCTAACTACTGGTGGTGGCGGTGGTGGGTATAGTGTATTTGTAGGTTATAGGGCTGGTTATAGCATAACAACAAATTCATATAGCTGTATGGTTGGAACAGGTGCTGGTTATTTCTCAACTGGTGGCGGTAATACTTTTGTTGGTAGTAGTTCAACATCAGGTTTTGGTGCTGGCTACAACATGACAACTGGCGGTAATAATACTATTTTAGGTGGATTTGACGGCAATCAAGGCGGTCTGGACATCCGTACAGCAAGTAACTACATTGTGTTATCTGATGGTGCTGGTAATCCTAGACAGGTTATTGACTCTAGTGGTAATGTAATTGTTAATGGAACAACATCTCAAGGAAAATTAACTGTTTATGGAAATAATGCAATTTGGGGAAATTCACCTACAGCAAATCAAGGTGCATTAGCTGTTCAAAATTCTGCTGTAAATACAGGAACTTCTGCTAGTTTAGTAGCATTTCAAGTAGGAACAAGTGGCATTGGAACTGGCGTAGGTAGTATTTCTTATAACGGAACTTTAACAGTTTATTCAACTACTTCTGACCAAAGAGTAAAAACAGACAATGGTTTATCAATTGACACTTCTGTTATTGATAACACATTAATACATGAATTTACTTGGAAAAATGGTGTTAAAGACCGAGGTGTTTTTGCACAAGAAGCCCATAAAGTTAAACCTTCAGCAATTCAAGTCGGAACAGATGATGTAAATCAAGATGGTGAATTACTCAAGCCTTGGGGCGTGGATTATTCAGTTTATGTCCCTGATTTGATTGTATATTGTCAACAACTTAATAAAACTGTTCAAGAACTTAAAGCAGAAGTAGATTCCCTTAAACAACAATTAGGAAAATAACATGACTGAACTCGTGCAAGAAGTAACCGCAGAAGAAGTAGCCCGTTCATACGCTGCCGCTATGGATAGCGTAAACCTACTCAACGCTGGTAAGCCTGAAGATATGACTTCTGAAGATTGGGCAGATACAGTTAAGCGTAATAAAGAACACTTAGAAATTCAAATTGCTAAAGGTGACTTCTACGCTGGGCATGACTTAACCCCATTTAAAGACGCAGTAAAATAACCACGAAAGGAAATAACATGGAAAACATAAAGAAAAACCAAGTTACTATTGACGATGTAGAGTACGCATTTGAAGATATGAAACCCGAACAGCAAACTATGGTCAATCATTTAATTGATTTAGACCGTAAGATTGGTTCTACCCAGTTTAATCTTGACCAACTTAATGTTGGTAAACAAGCATTTTTATCAATGCTCCGTGAATCTTTAGCCAAGAAAGAAGAACCGCTGGTTCAATAAAATCATGTCCAACGAAATCGACCTTTTTAAATACGGCCAATTAGTAGCACAAGTAGATGCTATGGAAAAGAAAATAGACAAGCTTGAAAGTGGCATGGAACAACTATTGGAATTGGCTAATAAAGGTCGTGGTGGATTTTGGGCAGGCATGGTAATCGTGTCTGCACTTTCTACTTTTATTGGGTTCGTTTCCCACTACATTACAAGCAAATGATTAAATCGAGGACAATGTGGTTCTCGCTTGCATTAGTCATTTTTGGCGCATTATTTGATAATTTCTCATATGTTCAAAATCTTATTGACCCCCGATACTATGGCTTTGGCTATATTGTTATTGGCGTTATCGTTGCTATACTTCGCTTTATAACAACTCAACCATTGGATGAAAAATGATTGATTATGTCAAAATTTCAATTATTGGCGGTATATTGCTGTCTCTTATACACATCTCCGAGCCCACGAGACGCTACGCT